TACAACTGTAACTTTCATCATTCATTCCTCTTTATTAACTATACATACATATTAACACCAAGATGTCATACTGTCAACAAAAAAGACGCCCAAAAGGCGCCTTTTTTTCATCTTTTTTTAGAATTACATAGTGCCTAGAATGTTAATACTTGGCATTTTTGCATTTGCATCATCATGAGCAATCTCTCTTTTGACACAATGGCTTGACACCATATGCACTACACTATTTCTATCACCACCTTCGTGTGTCCAAAATTTAGTATGTGCAGTTCTAGTGTATGTCATTGTAACAAAGTTCATTGTAGCAATAAACTGTGTTTCATGTACACTATCGTCAATGCCAATCCAGGTATGATGTGGCTCGCCAGCACTTTGTACTGTTTTGAACCTTGGACTATGCTCAAACCTAGCTCTAAATTCTCCAGCGGCTTGTGCGGTATTAAAAAGAGAAGTAGTAGCATTAGCATCTAAAACTCCATTAACACTTACACTTGCAAGTGTTGGTGTACACATAACATGAGTTTCCATTTCATTTGCATGTGCGGTTGTTACTCCAAAAATTAGAGCAAGTGCGATTAGTAAGTTTTTCATTTTCATCTCCTATTACTTGGTTCACACAATTATTTGGTTGGAACTAGATTAGTGTAATCTAAATCATCAGTATCGATGACCAACTCTTTTATTTCATCCATATTAATATCTACTGTATATGTGATATTTTGTGTTGGATCGAAATTCTTAATATCATCAAATAATCTATTCAAGGCTTCTTCGCTCCAATTATGACCAATGTCAATATCATCGTACATGATATTTTGAAACGTATTCCAGTCTTGATATTCTTGAATTTGTTTAGGATCACAAGGATCATATCCCTGGTCTATCATATCTTGAAGAACGCTAGTATCTTTCATACCACTTTTACGTTTGGCTCTTTCCAAACTAAAATTAATTACATCAGCCATATTAATCACACTCCGGAAACTTTGCCCTTACTACTTTGTGTATGGGCTCGAAATGTCCATTCATATTTTCAGCTACATATAATTTAGGTTCTTGTGTTCCCCATTTGAATATAGCAGTTTTTGCCATATTAAATATTTCTCGTTTGTTTGCACTTACGAGAGTATCTTTGGGATCGTCGTCATTTATTTCATCTAAATAACGTAATGCGTATGTCGCAATGTCTTCTACGCTTAATGGGACCTCTACCTTAGCCAAGATCTTTCTACCATCGCCGGTGTCTTTTGACCTCATTGTTTTGCCTTTCTGTTGCCTATATTAGTTCACATGTATGTGCCATGACATCTATCCAATCATTCTTACATTAAGTAAGATTGTATGGCAAGATGACTTACTTGTCAACCTAAAAAGATAAAAAAATTAAATTTTTCTGTTAACATAGTATTTATGCTTCGATAAATGAGATTGCCGCACTCCAAGTAACGTTTTTACCCGAAGATCCTTTAGCTCTAACACGGAATTGGTTTGCAATGATCTCTGCATTTACATTCCATCCACTATATGCTAGTGTCCAGTTGGTTGAATCTTGTGCAGGATCCAAGTTTACATTTGGATAACCACCGCTAATATTGTTATTTGCTGTGTAGGTGTTAAGATCAAATTCTACTGTATCGCCTTGATTATAACTAGCCATTGAATCCCATTGTGCTACACCAACATCACTTGTTCCTGTCCGTTGGTAATCAATTTTAATGTTTGTTCCAATAATACTAAGATTACCTCCTACATTGGTGACCAACCCTTCAATCTTAAATGCTTGTTTTTCACCTGTTGTGGCTACACCTAATGCTCTAACTTCAAAGAACCATGTTTTGTCTGATGCAGGTTCTGGTGTAGTACCGTTAAATTGTAATACTGTAGCAGTACCATCTGTTGTTTGTAATGGGTCACTTGGTACACCTCCCATGCTCGATAGGTTAACTGTGTTTGCATCGTTGGTGATTGTTACTGTACCGTCTGTACTTGTAATACTTTTAAATGCAAAATTATCACCAGTTCTAGCACCAAATACTCCACTTCCAGATCCTAAATTACTTGCGGTAATACTATCTGTAAGTGTAATATCATCTGCATTTTGTGTTGCAGTAATACCAGTGCCGCCGATTATACTTCTAAATCTTAAATCAGGTCCATTGATATCTTTGAAAGATTGAGCACCAGATCCTACATTTTGAGCGCCTGCGATTCCTGTACTACTAGATGTGGTCAGCAATGACTTCCAACTAGTTGTATCTCCGAAATATGCTTCAATATTATGTGTGTCACTATTGTATCTAATTTCACCTACTTCGGTTTGTGGTCTCTGTGCAGTTGTACCAACTGGAATCTTCAGTGCCGCTGTTCCAGGTATTCTAGTGTTTTCTTCTAATTCAATCTTAATATCGCCGCCTATACCGTCGGCATTTGTAACTTTTAGTTGTCCACTAGTCGTTTCAACTTTTCTTGCTCTACTTACGCCAGCATCTTTGACAACAAGTCCACTGCCTTGTTCAACATTTAAACTGTTCAAAAATTCAAATAATGTACTAGTAGCTTGTTGGTAATCACTAAGTGTGCCAGTGTTTGTATTTGCTGGATCTTTTCTAGTGAATACAGTTAATATATCACTTCTTACAACAATATCATTTTCATTTGTAGTCAATGCATTTTGTGCCGCTTCACTGCTTACTACATAAAGTGTATTACTTGTACCGCCAAAATTTTGTATTACAGTTGTACCTTCTACAGTTTGTCCAGCACCACTTATATTACTACTATCAGTAACAAAACCACCTGCATTGTATCCAGGACTATTTGGAGTTTGCGGTGTTTGTCCTGCACTTTGTTCAGTCTCACGTTGCTGGTGTGTTGTAGTAAATCCAATCACATTACCGCAGTAATCATACACAGGTTGCTGTGTATCGATATTAGGATTAGGATCATCAGATCTTGTAATAATATCTAATAGTTCTGGATCCAATAACAAGTGGAAAATATTAGGAAACTCTACTGCTGGTTCACCAAATACTCGGTTTCCGTCTGAGTCATATTGATGTCCTGCAAGTGCTTGTCCTGTGCTTGAACCTTTGGAATACTGTACAGGATAGCCACCTAATCTGTCGTATAAACCTTTTAATTGACTTGTAAGTCTGGCATTACCTGCAATCCCACCAGTGGCACCATTGTGCATAACACCTATTTGTGCATTACATCCAACATCACTTGCACCAAACTGACTGCCACCTCTTGAATAGCTACCGCCAATGTTATTTTCAAAATCTATTAGTCCAGTAATTTGTGATCCAATACTTTTTACATCGGCAAGTATAGCATCTAATTCACTTTTAACTAAACTACCACTTGTAATTCTATCTATGTTATTTGCAAGATTACCTAGCAGACCTCCGTTAAAAATATTACTGTTAAAACTGCCATCACTACTAATACATGCACACATGTCAGCATCTGATATAGCACCAATGCTATCAGTGATTGCTTTACCGGCGCCTAAGAAACTGCCCATTGCACGTTCTAACATGTTAGGAATAGCTATTGGATCTACTGGAGCACTACAAAAGTTAATCATATTTGCAACGTTTTGTGCTTCAGCAAGAACACCATTTAATCTTCCCAATACATTATCCAGTTTGGTATGATCCATAAACTGTTCCATACTAGACTGAAGTTCATTTAGTGCATCTTCTAATTCACCTTGTATGCCTTGAATACCAAGTAAAGCACCAATATTACTGTGTAAACATAATTGTACGTTGGGAAGTTTAAGTCCGTTTCCTGCTAATAGTCCGCATAATAATTCACGTAAGGTGAAACTATACTCAGCTTGCACCACTGCTCGAGCGGCATCTGTGCCTACAGCTTGTGTACCACTTAAATGATGTCTTGTATCTAAGTAATCGCTTGCATTTTGCAAACCTGCTTTAAAATCTTTATAAGACATTAGCTTTATCCTTTACCGTTACCAGCTCGCACATTAGGACTTGCACTACTGGCATTAGGACCACAATGTGGAGGTATAGGACAAAGTCCATCTGGACTTGCTGGGTCACCGGTTAGAATAACAGGAATATTTCCTGCACGAACTTTACCTACAGTAAGTGTGGCTTTTAAAGATCCGCCACCATGTGTATTAGTATCACCTTCAACACTAATAAATCTATTGTTTACTCTTACATTGTTAATTCGTGTTACGGTACTTGCACCGCATATTCTACTATCTCGTTCTCTGTGTACTGGCTTTGACATGCTAGTATTTATTGTTTAATCAAGCCTGACATATCATTTGCCGTTGGCATTGCAATTCCACTTGATCCTTGCATATAAACATCAGCAATACCTTTAGCTGGTTTATAAATTGCAACAATTTGTTCCTGGCTCACTGTCACTGGCTCACTGCTCATTGCATCCAAGCTCATTAACCATGGAATAAGCATTGCTTGTCCGTTTTGTGGATTTAATGTAAGCACTGTTGGTTTGACAATGTTTAATGTTTTGTCTTTTGTACTGGAATCAAACTTATCAAATCTTGCTACTACTTCTTCGCCTGTGCTTAATTTGATTCCAATTATATCATTCTTTTTATAACTTGAAGTCACTAACATCGATTTCTCCTATGAGTTCTCTTACTGTGTTTGGATTCATACGAACAAGTGCTTGCCCTCCACCAGCTACTAGAAGTTTTCCTTTGTGATATATTTGAGGCATTGTTCTATGCCCTTCTTCTATTAAAAACTGTCTAGCTTCTGGATTGGTATCCACTCTAATTTCTTCGTATGCGAATCCGTTTTGTTCTAACCACTGTTTTGCCATTGTGCAATAGTGACACAATGGCTTACTATAAACAGTAATCATAATTTCATTCCAGCAAAGGTACTACCATTAACATCTTGTTTGGTACCACCAATTACATAGCTTGAAATTTCTGTTTCCTGTGGTGCAACTTGCACTTCTGCACCTGCGATCCACTTTTGTGTCCAAGGTAAAGGATTGCTTCCGCCTTTGTATGGGCTGTTCAATCCTACCGCTGTCATACGTTTGTTGGCTACCCACTCAATATAACCATACAATAGTTGTGCATTCAGACCAATCATTGAACCATCTTTAAACAAGTAATCAGCCCAAGCCTTTTCTTGGTCCACTGCATCTACAAACAACTGTGTCATTTCGTCTTTGGTTTCCTCTGAAATCTTAGCAAAGTCTGGATCATCTTTGGGCATGAGTTTCAATAGTGTTTGTGTACTGCCCAGGTGTACATTTTCATCACGACAAATTAGTTTAATAATTTTAGCATTGCCTTCCATCTTTTTAAGTTCAGCAAATGCCCAACTACATGCAAAGCTCACATAAAAGCGAACACCTTCAAGAATGTTTACACTCATCATAGCTTTCCAAATAAGTTTTTTAAGTTCGTATAAGTCAACTGTAATCTTTTTTCCATTTACAGTATGTGTGCCTTCGCCTAGTAGATTATACCATTGACCCATTTCAATTAGGTCATCATAGTGTTTACTGATATCTTCTGCACAATCCATAATAGGTGCAATCTCCATCATTTCATCAAAGATAACACTTGGGTTTGAATACACATTTCTTATAATATGTGTGTAACTGCGGCTGTGAATAGTTTCATTAAATGTCCAAGTTGTTACCCAATTTTCTAGTTCAGGTAAACTTACAAGTGGATTGAAACTGTCAGCAGGAGCTCTACCTTGCACACTATCCAACAAGATTTGTCTCTTCAAATTACTTGTAAAGATATGTTGTTCATGATCCGTAAGCTCTTTAAAGTCTTTCGCATCACGCAACACATCAACTTCTTCTGGTCTCCAAAAGAAACCTAACTGCTTATCAGTTAGTTTGTCAAACTGTCGATACTTTAATGTATCATACCTCTGGATGTCTACCCCACCATTGGGATCCAAAAACATCAAACTTTCGAGGTGCTTATTCCTTGCTTTTGCGTTTAGTACACTCATCTTATCTCTTTCTATATTACACAAGTCTCACAGGCTTCTTCCTCGCCCATGTCATATTCTTCTACAGTTATATTACTTGATTCATCTAATTTGTCAATGTCTAATTCGCCTTGTCCATCATAGGTGTTGAAATAATACAACTGTTTGCCACCAAATTTGTAGAATATCATTAGGTGTCTTAACATTTCACTCATGCTAATCTTCTCATCTTCATAAAACACTGGATTGTAACTTGTGTTAACCGAGATGCCTTGGTCTACATATTTTTGCAATACTGCCATAATCTTTAGGTAACCTTCAGGTGACCGTTGGTCCCAAAGTAATTCATACTTGTTTTTTAATCTATGTATGCCTGGTACAACCTGCTTGAGTACGCCATGTTTACTTTGTTTTACACTCACTAAACTACGTGGAGGTTCAATACCATTTGTTGCGTTGCTTATTTGTGCTGATGTTTCAGCAGGCATAAGTGCCATTAGTGTACTGTTTCTAATACCAGTACGTTTCATTTGTTCTCTTAGTTCTCTCCAAGGCATGCGTTCCTTGTGAGCCACTAGTTCATCTACATCTTGTTTGTAGGTTTGATTTGGTGTAAGTCCTTGACTGTATTTTGTTTGATCTGTCCACAAACATGCACCTTGTTCTTCGGCTAGGTCTGCACTTGCTTTGATAAGATAGTAACTCCATGCTTCAGCATATTCATCAATCATATCTAAATCAGGCTGTGTATATGTCATGTCATTCTTTGCCATCCAATATGCTAGATTGATAATACCAACACCTAGCGGACGTCTGCCTTCTGTTGCATTTTGTGCCGCCTTTACTGGATAATCTTGATATGTTAATAGTGCATCAAGTCCTCTTACTGCTAGTTCACATGGCTTTGCAAACTCTTCTGGGCTTTTAATTTTACCCCAATTGATTGCACTTAATGTACACAATGCAATCTCACCTTGCTCGTCGTTAAAGTCATTCAAAGGTTTTGTAGGTAAGTCGATCTCTGCACACAAGTTGCTTTGTCTTATAGGTGCTACCTCAGGAAGAAAGCTACCATGACTATTTGCATTGTCTACATTTTGTAGATAAATTCTTCCTGTGTTTTTGCGTTCTTCCATAAACATACTGAACAGTTCAGTTGCACCAATTACTTTCTTGCGTAGTCTTGTATTGCGTTCTGCACGTTCATATAGCTCTTTAAATTTGTCTTGGTCGGCAAAAAATGCTTCGTACAAACCAGGAACATCGCTAGGTGAGAATAATGTAATCTCTCCGTTACTAATTAATCTTTCATAAAACAGTTTGTTAAACTGTACTCCATAATCCATATGACGCACACGATTGTCATCTGTACCTTTGTTGTTTTTCAAAACCAAAAGGTCTTCAACTTCTAAATGCCATATTGGATAATATAGTGTTGCCGCTCCGTTTCTAACACCACCTTGTGAGCAACTTCTTGTGGCACTTTGGAACATTTTGTAAAATGGTACTACTCCTGTGTGATAAGCGTCACCTTTACGGATGGGACTTCCAAGAGCTCGTATACTTCCTGCTCCGATGCCGATGCCTGCTTTTTGGCTAACATACTTAACGATGCTACTAGTAGTAGCGTTAATACTGTCCAAACTATCGTCGCTTTCGATGAGGACGCAAGAACTGAATTGTCGTTGAGGTGTTCTAACACCAGCCATAACAGGAGTAGGCAAACTAATATAGAAAGTACTAACGGCATCATAATAATCCTTTACCCATTGTAATCTTGTTTCTTTTGGATAGTCAGCAAACAATGTTGCTGATATCAACATGTATGCCATCTGTGGAGTTTCTTTAATTTCATTTGTTACACGATTTTGCACAAGATACTTGCCTCTCCACTGCTCCATAGCGGCATAAGTCATGCTTTCATCTCTATCGTGTTTTAGATGTGCATTTAATTCTTCCCAATCTTCTGTACTGTATTTTTCCAAAAGCTCTTGTGCATAAAAGCCTTGATCGATATTTCTTTGCACCAGCTCTAATATGTGACATGGTTCAAATTGCCCATAAACCATTTTACGCAGATGATAGCAAATCAATCTACCTGCTACCCATTGATAGTTGGGTTGTTCTTCGCTAATCAAATCTGCGGCACTTTTAATGAGTGTTTCTTGAATCTCACTACTGGTAATACCACTATAAAATTGCAAACTGCTTTTTATTTCAACTTCACTAGCACTTACACCATTTATGCCATTACATGCATAAAAAACAACTTTGTGTAACTTTTCTAAGTCCAGTGTGTCTTTATTACCATTGCGTTTGATTATTTGAATTTCACTCATTTTTGTTTTTCCTTCATCTATTCTTGTACTTATTGTGCATACACATCCGGTTATGTATCAGCTTTTAATCACGTCTGATATATCTCTGTCAAAACTAATGCTAATATTTTCGGTCGGTAGTGTACTTATCGCTCCGTAATCATAATTAAGCAGATACTTATTATCTATCAAAGCACATAACCTTTGTATGCTATTTTTTCTATCTGTTACATACAATAATTTATTAGGAATGTTTTCATTAGCATAATGTATTGTGTAACTCATTCCTAATGCCATACTGTTCTCACAAAAATTTCCACTGTGCAACATCTCCCACGGTGTGGGCCATGTATTACTGTTAACTGGGTCGATAGTCCAACTACTTATAGGCGCCATCTTCCACCAATCAATTACTATTTCACAGACATTTTTAGTATCGTCTGTGTTTAAACCTTTACGAAATGCCCGCCAACGTTTTAGCCGGGTGCTTGGCGATTCATTCCAAGCCTGCTGTATTAATTGCTGTTCCACAATTGGTATGTATATTTAAAATTTGCTATAAGATTATCTGTATCAGTATACTGTAACTTCATAGTATTAGCAGTTGCTATATCTACTGTAAAGGTAATGCCTACTGCGGCTGTTTCTGTGTAGTTGTCGCCGATGGTGCTAGTGCTTGCTCCAGTGTCTGTTGCAAACCTTAGTTGTCCTACTCTGACACCGTTGTTGTTTTGCAATGTGTAATCCATAACAACAACATTGTATAAACTAGTATCAATTTGAAAACCAGTATCAGCACCACTACCATTTGCTGGTAGACTAATACTACTAGGAATAGTTACGTCACTTACAATATCAATTTCACTGTTAAAACCAACTGTGATTGCACCTGTAGGCGCACTTGCAAAAGTAAGTGTAGTTCCGCTAATTGTGTATGTACTGGCATTAACTGGACTGCCCGCAACACTAACAGTAGTAATATTAGGTTTGCTTAATGCTAATGGAATTGTAAAATCTACAAGTACGCCATTACCAGTGCCAACACTTACTGTGTCGTTACCAATGAACAAACGTCTAACATCTTTTGCATATCCTAGTTCACCTGGATCTAAAACAGGCAAATCAGCGAAGTCGCCTTGCCTATGTCTAATTTTACTTACTCTTGTTGTTGCCATTTTCTACTCCTGATACAGTATTTATGACAAGTTATAAAACTCTTCGACTCTTCGTGCCCACTTTTCAGTCCACATCTCAAATTCTTCTGGGCCGACTTCGAACAGTTGAAACTGGCATTCTCTACTGCACATAAAAATTGCCGCTCTGTTAATTTTTGTTTCGAATACTTCATTGTGAGCCATACCATATGCCGCGGCTTGCATAAAGTAGTCATCAATCCATTCACGTTTCTTAGGTTTGTTTGTTTGCTTGAAATCCATAATGTGTGGTTCACCTTTGTACAC